AGACTATACAGCTGGTCCAGAAGCACTATTAAAACAATTCAGCGCCAAACAAGGTGGAGCAGTTGAGATAGGTATCAAAAAAGGTGAAATTACCAAAGAAAAAGAAGCAGCAGACAAAGAACTAGCAGGTGCCAAAACTGGTGCAGAAAAGAAAGCGGCTGCAGAAAAAATTGAAGCAGCTGAAAAGAAATTAGAAGCACTTACCAAAGCAGAAGAACTAGCTAAACAACGCACTGGAAATACTCCGTCATCTTCAACTGCTGCTCCGTTATCTTCAACTGCTGCTCCAGCTTCCTCAGCTAGTGCAGATAGTACAAGAAAATCAATAGAATCGGATGCAGAAAAGAAAAAACTAGAAGAAGCAGCAGCAGCTAATAAGAAAGCAGAAGAAGAAAAAAAGAAAGCAGATGAAGATGCTAAGAAGAAGAAAGAAGAAGAAGAAAAAAACAAAAAACCAGAATCTGCAGAAACCTTGTTAGCGGAGTTAAATACTAAGATGGCCACACTTTTAAAATATACGTTTACTGTAGCACACAACACCAATGAAAATGTTACTGCAACTAGAGGTCTTAACAAGAACCTATACAAAGCATGAGCTGGAAAAAATACTTCACACCTGTTAATATAGACAACACTGGCGGAAGCATGAGCCCAATTAGCGGCCGCGGCCGTCCGGGTCCTGCTCGTGCCAATTACTCCAGCTATCTACCAGATGTATATGCAGGTTCACCAAATCGCATAGAACGATACATGCAGTATGACACCATGGACATGGATTCAGAAGTCAATGCTGCTTTGGACATACTCACAGAATTCTGCACACAAAAAGACAAAGAAAACGCCACACCGTTTCATACATTTTTCCGTGGTGAGCCCACTGCCACTGAAGTCAAGATACTCAAAGATAGCTTACAGAAGTGGTGCAAGCAGAACAGTTTTGAAACCAGAATCTTCCGCATACTACGTAATGCATTCAAGTACGGTGACTGCTTTTTTGTTCGCGACCCCGAAACCAAAAAATGGTTGTTTGTAGATGCTGCCAAGGTCACAAAGATCATTGTCAACGAATCAGAAGGCAAGATTCCTGAACAGTATGTGATTCGTGATCTCAACTTCAATTTCAAAGAATTCATAGCTACAACACCTCACAACACTACAAACACAGCCCCTAGCGGTACTAGTTCATATACAACTGGTGGCGGTGGCGGTGGTAGAGGATTTGCAGGCGATGCAGCACGTTCAGTAGGTACAAGATTTAGTAATCAAACCAATGAAATCACAGTGGATGCCAAGCACGTTATTCATCTTTCATTGTCAGAAGGACTGGACAACAACTATCCTTTTGGTAATTCATTACTAGAATCAGTGTTCAAAGTCTACAAGCAGAAAGAATTGCTTGAAGATGCTATCATTATCTATCGTATACAACGTGCTCCTGAAAGACGTATTTTCTATGTGGACGTTGGAAATATGCCGGCACACATGGCTATGAGCTTTGTTGAGCGTGTTAAAAACGAAATCCAACAAAGACGTATTCCTAGCTCAACAGGTGGCGGAGCCAACGTCATAGACGCCAGTTATAATCCTCTAAGTGTAAACGAAGATTACTTTTTTCCACAGACTGCAGAAGGCCGTGGATCAAAAGTTGAAACACTGCCAGGCGGTACTAATCTAGGTGAAATCACTGACCTACGTTACTTTACCAACAAGCTGTTCCGTGCTCTGCGTATTCCTGCTTCGTATCTGCCTACATCTATAGATGAAGCGGCCAACACAGTATCAGACGGCAAAGTAGGCACAGCTTATATTCAAGAACTGAGATTCAATGAATACTGCAAACGTCTGCAGAGTATTATTGTAGAAACATTTGATCTTGAATTTAAACTATGGCTCAATGATCAAGGGGTGAACATTGACAGCGGACTATTTGAACTTAAATTTAATCAGCCACAGAACTTTGCTGCCTATCGACAAAGTGAACTTGACACAGCTCGAGCAGCTACATTTGCAGCGGTAGTAGCAATTCCACATCTCAGCAAGCGTTTTGCTATGAAACGATTCTTAGGTATGACCGAAGATGAGGTCAAAGAAAATGAAAGAATGTGGCGTGAAGAAAACGGTGCCAATCTCAAAGCACCTGCTGACGCCCAGAGTCAGCTACGAGGCATAGGTGTAACACCCGGCGGCATGGCTGCGGATGTTGGAGGTCAAGAAGCAGAAGCACCGTTAGATATGGCCGCTGCTGCAGAACCAGGAGCAGATGCCGGTGCAGAAGCAGCACCAGAAGCACCAGTTCAATAATAAATACAATATGCTTCTTAACGAATTCTTTTACTTCAACGAAAAAAACAACGACTTTGCTCAAGATCGTAGATATGAGTCCAGCAGAGATCGCAGTGTCATCAACAAAAAAGACACTAGAAAGATACGTCTTACACTGCGACAAATCAATCAACTAAGGCTTCAGAGCGAAGCACATCAATTAGAATCACAATCTGAACTGGACTTTATAAGACAAATGTATGGAACTCCAGTTGGCGAAGAAGCAGCACCTGCACAATAATCCCGGATTTGTCATAGGAAACGGCACCAGCCGAAATTGCCTAGACGTTCGGGCTCTAATGACCAAAGGTGTGACCTACGGGTGCAATGCGCAATATCGTGAGTTTGAACCAAATTATCTAGTGGCTGTAGATGTAAAAATGGTCAATGAAATCATTGAATCCGGCTATCACAAAAAACATCAAGTATGGACCAATCCCAACAAAGGCATACAGACCAAACACGGTATTAATTTTTTTAGTCCGCACAAGGGATGGAGTTCAGGACCCACCGCATTATGGTTTGCAGCTACCCAAGAACACAAGACTATCTATATTTTTGGCTTCGATTATCAGGGCACCAACGGCAAATTCAACAACATTTACGCAGATACATTCAACTATAAAAAATCAACAGATGCAGCAACTTACCACGGAAACTGGTTAAGTCAGACTGAAAAAGTAATTCGAGAATTCCGTCACACTCATTTTTTTAGGGTAATAGAACCTGGTGCATTTATACCAGACAAGCTAGGCCCCACCTTGACTAATCTAAGTCACATCACCTACGACGAATTTAGTAGAAGTATTCCTGATACTATATATTCCAATCAAATCAATCAAAAAACTACCATTTAACGCCAGATTGTAATCTTAGTGTTAAATAAACAACAGCCCATACCATACGAGGAGATAAACTATGGCCGATAATAAACTACTACAACAAATGCTTGAGCATTTGGTCAACGACGATCAAGCTAAAGCAGAAGAACTGTTCCACGAGTACGTGGTTACAGCATCACGCGAAATCTACGAATCTTTGATCGACAGCGAAATTGCTGAAGAAGAAGAAAAAGAAGAAGATGACGAAGACATGGACGAAGCTGCTAAAGATGAAGATGCAGAAGAAGACAAAGTCGACGAAGAATTTGAAGATATTGCCATCGAAGGCGACGACGAAATGCCCCCAATGGGCGGTGATCCAACTGACGATCTAGAAGGCGACATCGATGCAGAAATGGATGACGAAGAAGGCGGCGAAAAGTCTGAAGAAGAACTGTTCCAAGACCTAGACTCTATTGTTGATGAACTACAAGCTAAATTTGATGAACTCAAAGGTGGCGACGGCATGGGAGACGACAGCGAAGAAGGCGGAAATCCATTTGCCAAAGAAGAAGGCATGGGCGACTTGGCAACTGTACGTGAGTACGTTGAGAAAGTAAACGGCGGCTTCGGTGCTAAAATCGGCGGCGACAACGGTGTTAACACCAAGTCTATCGTAGCTGGTAAGAATGACATGGGCGGCACAACTGCCAACATCGCTAAAGGCGGAGAAGCCAAAGGCGAAGGTACCAAAGGCGGGTTATTAGCTCCAACAACAAAGCCACAAGATGGTGGAAATATTAATGTTCCTGGCGGCAAAGCCGGTAGTGCTTTCTCTAAGAAAGAACCAGGACATGGTGCTGAGAAAGCTGGTGCAAAAGAATCAGCTGACAACAAGCAAAGCCTTTTCCGTGGTCGTAGATAATAGGACTTGACAAAGGTGAAAACTACTCTATCAGAACATTTGAGTTTTGACCAGGCTAAGATTGTCTTGGAGCGCGACGAAGGCAGCGACGGTAAAAAGTCGCTGCACCTAAACGGCATTTGCATTCAAGGAGACATCCGTAATGCAAATCAGCGTGTTTACTCTTCTGAAGAAATTGGCAGGGCTGTCAAAACGCTCAATGAACAGATCGCTGGTGGCTACTCCGTTCTTGGAGAAGTTGATCATCCTCAGGATTTAAAAATCAATCTTGATCGTGTGAGTCACATGATAACCAAGATGTGGATGGATGGTCCTAACGGCTACGGAAAACTAAAAATACTTCCAACTCCAATGGGTCAGTTGATTCAGACCATGCTAGAGTCGGGAGTTAAACTGGGTGTTAGTTCTAGGGGATCCGGCGAAGTAGACAGCGGTGGCAAAGTACAGGGTTTTGAAATTATCACTGTAGACGTTGTAGCACAACCAAGTGCTCCGGGCGCTTACCCAACACCAGTATACGAACATTTAATCAACAACACAGGCGGTTACAAGGCATATCAAATTGCACAAGAAGTCCAAGGCGACCCAAAGGCACAGAAGTACTTAGCAGAGAGTCTGAAAAAAATCATTTCAGGCCTCAAATAACAGTAGGAGAATCACATGCTAGACATCGTAAAACAATTGTTTGAAAACAATGTGATTTCCGAAGAAATCAAATCGGAAATTGAATCAGCTTGGGAAAGCCGTATTCAAGAAAGCCGTGACCAAGTAACTGCTGAACTACGTGAAGAATTTGCTCAGAAGTATGAGCATGACAAAGGCGCAATGGTAGAAGCTGTAGAAGCTATGCTAACAGATCGCCTACAGGCAGAGTTAGGTGAATTGGCAGAAGATCGCCAAGGACTTATCGAAGCCCGTGCCAAGTATGCTAAGAAAATGAAAGACGATTCCAAAGCAATGGAATCATTTATCTTTAATAATCTTAACAAAGAATTGGCAGAACTACACGAAGATCGCAAAACAGTTGCAAACAATGTTGCTAAATTAGAATCTTTTATCGTGGATGCACTAGCGAAAGAAATCGCAGAATTCCACACAGATAAGAAAGACCTAGCCGAAACTAAAGTAAAATTAGTACGCGAAAGCAGAGCTAAGTTTGACAATCTCAAGAAAGATTTTATCACAGCAGCTTCCACAAAAGTAGCAGAAACAGTGCAGAACGGACTACGTTCTGAAATGACTCAGCTCAAGGAAGACATTGAATCAGCTCGTAGAAATGACTTTGGTCGCAGAATTTTTGAATCATTTGCAAGCGAGTACGCTGCAAGTCATCTAAATGAGAAATCTGAAACAGCAAAACTTCTTAAAGTTATGCTGACTAGAGAAGCCGAATTAGAAGAAGCAGTGAAGATTGTTGCAGAATCACAAGAACAAGTAGCACAGAAAGATCGTGAACTACGTATTATCAAAGAAAACAACCAACGCAAAGAAGTTATGAGCGAATTGCTAGGACCGTTGACTGGAGATAAGCGTCAAGTAATGGGCAGTCTACTTGAGTCAACACAAACAGAAAAGCTACGTACAGCTTTCGACAAATACCTACCAGCAGTAATGAATGGTGGAGCACCGGCGAAGAAAGTACTATCAGAAGGCAAAGAAATTACAGGCGATAAACAGGCACCTCAATCCAGCGGTAAAGAAGAAAAAACCGCTGAGATATTTGACATCCGCAGGCTTGCGGGACTAAAAGTTTAAGGAGAACTATAATGTC